CACCCGTAGAGGAACCCGTGGTAGATGATGCTCATATAGAGGAAGCAATCAAAGAAATTGAAGAAATACATACACCGCAACGTTTAACTCCTCTTGTAAAATTGGCAATCCCAACTGAGCTGCCTGAAACAGGATATGCTGCTGATATAGAACCTGAGTTTTGGAAACCAATTTTTAACGAGAATGAAATGACTATATTACGTCAAGCACTGCGTGTAATGTTGAGCAAAGATAACGAAATAATGATTGATAAACAAACGAGAGAAGCCGCGCAACTATGGAGTGTGTGTGGGATTATTAAAACGATCATACCAACTTATTATACGCAGACAAAAAACGACCCATATGAAGTTTATGGGACACTCATGTCTGATCAAGATATTGATTTCTCTCATTTTAATATATTACTATGCGCTTCTTTACTTGTTTTTGGAATTGTGTCATATAAAATGATAGGGCAGGACTACAAAGTATTATTTAAAGGAGGAAAGGCAGTTCAGCTAGTGTTAAAAGGAATAGCAGAAATGGGTGAGTACAAAACAGAGGATATTGATGTTTTAATCATACCCAATTCGGATATTCCATACATCGAGAATAATGTAAAGAATTTAGCAGGACACATATCTTATCTAATAAAATGGTTTTTACAATCTCCAGAAACAAAATACAACATATCCGTTCTTCCACCAAATCCGGCGAATATACGGGCGAACCCATTCATTTTCAAGCTAAGTTATGTTAAGGAGTCAAAAAAATACGACCATAGAAAAAATATGATGATAGATGATTTTAGACAGTTCTCAGACGTTGATTTTAAGAAGGTGCCTGAAGATGTAATGAAGCACTTTGATACGGCAACTGATTATTCCTTTTTTATTTCCGAATTAAATACAAAGGTATTATTTAGATGTCCAAATTTGGGTGCATTATTGGATGAAAAGGTTTACTATTACGCCAAGTACATGGAACTTAAAAATTTGCTGACTCAACACAAACCAATAACCGAGCCAGAGTATAAAACAACTACTATTCCTGAATGCGAAAGATTTTTAGAAAAGTTCAAACGTGCTATTTTACCATTGAATAAGGGGTTACAGAGACAACGCGGCAAACAAGTCGCAGCAGAAAAGGAAACAATGGAGCCGCGCCTCTTAAAATTAAAGGTTACAGACCCGGAGCTCATAAGGTCTGTTATTGTCAGTTTATATCCATAAACCTGAATAAGACATTATACGATAACGAATTATTGTATAATATAATTTACCTGCCCGTCCAAACTTTTATAACGTATGCTGGTATAGTGCCTTTTTTTAAGTCAGTCATATAATGATCAAAAGTGTATTCGTAACTCTGATATACATCCATAATGTTTCCAAATATTGCCTTTTTATTTGCCAGACCAGGATTTTCTTTGGAAAATATACATCCCAGTATTCTCTCTAAGCAGCATCTATCCCTCCTGATTTTAACTGTGTCTATCATAGATGTAATGCGATATTTGTTTTCTATCTGTAATAAGAAACCATGATTTATATATGTTTGACAACCAAAACAACCAGACCATTTATTGTGATTCAAACCGAATACTGTCAACTCGGTTAGTTTAAGGGACTCTTGGACATGTTGTGCGTGGCGTAGGCCTTCTGTAATTCTAATTGAATTATTAATATCTTCTTTATCTGGGTTAAAAAACCACAGAGGTAAAACTGGTCTGCCATTTAACGCTTCAAATGGGACTCTTTTGTGAAAAAAGAGGCTATCGTGCATAATTACCGCATTTTCGAAAAACTTATTTTTAATGTAATAATAGTAAGGTAGCAGTTCTCCTCTTCCATGGAATTCAGATTGTATTACAGTTAGGTTTCTGTAATCTGCCTCTGGTTTTACGAAAGCCTGATTGCTGTTGTCGTCAATAATAACAATTTGCCTATGTGGATAAAATGTTCGCAATAACTTAACGCATCGATTCCAATATTTATTTGACTTTTCAGAGTTAACGTGTCTTGTTATGATAAATCCAAACGAGCTCATAATATACAATAATATTATTGTATTATGAACAAAAACAAAATACCCACTTATAAACTGCTAAATTCTTATACATATGACGGAATACTGTCAATGTCTATTACATCGTCGGGGACTGCGCCTTTAAAATCGGAAAACGCATTGAATTCTGGCCTTTCTAATTGAGCTTGGGGTGTGTGGTTATGAACACACCTGGCAATCATTTTATACAATTTAAAGTCAGGATAGCGGTCAGTGCCGTTGTTTTTATACAACATGTTTATACCCTTATCATCTAAACACCACTCGACAATCAATCGCTTAACAGGGTCTGCGCACTTGGACAATTTGTGAATTTCTTCAGTATCCTCAACCACGTAATCAAATATAGAACAGGCTAGGCGGCATAAATCGAAACTGTAATTTGGTTCCAATCTAGGCTTCTTTTCATTCAAATAAGGTTCGGTATTATACTGAGTTGCTGCGTCGCCGCCAGTTTGGAAACTATCACTGCAGAACAATTTACCATTGAACTTGTATATACTTCTTCCAAAATCAATAATTTTAAACAAACGACCGAATGTTGGCACCTTATAGTACTTCTTTTTGTAGCAGTAATAAATGAATTTTTTATTGGTATGATTATACATAACATTATTCGTGTGTAGGTCGTTGTGCGTTAGATTAAATGCCTTTTGATACGTAATTAGAATCATAATTATTTGCATAAGCGCAGAAAACCATTCCTCGTTGCTTAATTCGACGTTCTTTAGAATTAAATCGTCAAACGTATTTTCACAACACTCCATGCTTATAACCTGAACGGGAAATTTTGGAATAGTTGCGTTTATTCTCTCTTCCTCTTCATCAGAGTCATCGTCTTCCCATTCGCCGCTATCATCGCTATTGTTTTCTACGTGCTCTTCGCTCTCGCTATTAGCATCATTATTTTTTATACCATCTTGACATACCTCTACAACATCTTCGTCTTCAATAGCTCCATCAGTACTATCATTTGTATATGACGACCTTGAAGAGCATGTTGAGTTTGATTTTAGTGACACGCGATCAGTGCTTTTGTTATCAAGCATATCAGAATCAGTCAGGTCAACTAAATCAGCCAGATCAGACAAATTAATATCATTTTCTTTTAAATTATCCAGGCCAATCGTATTTTCTTCAAACACATTATCAAAAATTTCGTTGTTGAAAGATTTTGCGGATAATTGCGACATGGCGCTTGTAGTATGTATTTTGATTGGTTTCAAAACCGGATTTTCATTTTGGATCAAATGGTCATAGTCGTCAATTTTAAATAGTAAATTTTTGTTCTTATTAAAGAAATCGGAGTTGTTTAAATAATCAATATCGTCATATACATTAAACATGAAATCATTCTTAATTCCTAAAAAGGAACCGTAGTAATCAATTCCATGTGAAAATTTATGGTTTTGCTTCAATCCGCTTGTTAAGAAGGTAAAAAAACCATCAACATATGCTGAATTGTTGGGGTCTACAAATTTTGCGTTACAGTCTAAATCACTTGATGTTAGTTGAGGTAATACAAACAACCGGTCGTCATTAACATTATATTTACCTATCAAATATTTATAAGGATCCAATAAGGGGGCCATTTTAAAAAACCCCATTACTTCCTTTTGTTTATTGTTATTTGTGTTCTTAACTTTGCACTTGTATATATTATTGTCATTTTCAAACTTATTCGCGTCCGAAATATACCATTCATGATTCAAGTTTATGCCGTTATAATTGGTATCGTTCAATGAAAAAAATCGCGTATAAATTGGTATAAAATTTTGCATTTCTGACATAAATAGAGAGTCTGGTTTTGCTAAACTATTAAAAAGTTCTAGGTTCTTTCGTTTTTGATAATTAATCAACATACTTTAGCTAATTAATATATAAATTATATGTGTTTTTAACTCATTGTATGTCTAAAACACTTTTTGTTCGTTATATCGGTATCTTCTAGTAATTATGTAATTGTTGATGTGTTCTCGTTCTGTTAAATTCGTTTAGCATAATATATTTATTTTATCAGTTTATTAAAATGACATTAGAATTAAAAAAATTTGATATGAAAAATATCAGCTTTAAGCCAAATGAAAATAAGGGTCCAGTTGTTGTTTTGATTGGTAAAAGAGACACAGGAAAATCTTTCTTGGTCAGAGATTTATTATATTATCAGCAGGATATTCCAATTGGAACAGTAATTTCGGGCACGGAAGAAGGTAACGGTTTTTACGCAAAAATGGTGCCCAAGTTATTCGTTCACAACGAGTATAATTCGGCTATTATTGAAAATATTTTAAAAAGGCAGAGAACTGTTCTTAAACAAATTAAAAAGGAAATGGAGACATATAAACGCAGCAATATTGATCCAAGAGCATTTGTTATTTTGGATGATTGTCTCTATGACAATACGTGGTCACGAGATAAACTAATGCGTTTACTTTTCATGAACGGAAGACATTGGAAGGTGATGTTGGTGATAACTATGCAATATCCCTTAGGTATTCCGCCCACACTGAGAACAAACATTGATTATGTATTCATTCTTAGAGAGAACTATATCGCAAACAGAAAACGAATCTATGAAAATTATGCGGGTATGTTCCCCACATTTGAGAGCTTTTGTCAGGTAATGGACCAATGTACCGAAAATTACGAGTGTTTGGTCATTAATAACAACTCAAAATCAAATAAACTGCATGACCAGGTATTTTGGTATAAAGCAGATAGTCACGGAGACTTTAGATTGGGGTCAAAGGAATTCTGGGACCTTTCTAAAAACCTTAAGGACGACGAAGAAGAGGAACAATATGACCCAAATGCGGCGAAAAAACGAGGCGCAGGTCCTAAAATTAGCGTGAAGAAGGCGAGCAAATGGTAGGAAGATTCTGTATATTCAAATATAATGTATAATATATTATCGTATAATATATCATATATGGTGGGCATTATAAATAAAAGTAAAAGTAATAAAAAAGCTCGAAACAAAACCATTAAACGGACTTCAACGACGCACGCGGCTCCATTCCCAATCGATGTTGTTTACACATGGAAGGGCGAAGACGTGTCAAACGATAGAAGATTGGGATATAATCACGAACTACAATATAGCTTGCGATCTGTTCATTTTTTCGCTCCATGGGTGAATAAAATATTTATTTTAATGAATAGTGCGAAACAACCGAGCTGGATTAAAGATAACAGTAAAATAATAATCGTTGAACATTCCGAAACCTTCCCATCAGAAAAATATTTACCAAATACAAATTCAAACGCAATAGAAACTACCATCGCAAATATTCCTGGACTATCAAATCATTATATATATTTTAATGACGACATATTTTTAG